CTATGTAGATCGTGAGGTGTTCAGTGCGTATTGAAACGCATGGAGCAGCTTAACAAAGGCCCGCTTGCGGATCTGGCCATATGTGACCGCACTGATTGGCGGGTCAAAGCAGAAGCTGTATACTTTCGTGTCAGTCATTCGTGCCGCCTTCATATATCGTTCTCGGATAAGCAATTGCTCATCCGCTTCCAACTCATCGACGATGGATTCGATCAGCCCGCAGAAGGCGAGGCATTCGTTCGCCTTGTCCATATTGTGAATGGCGATGGCAGATGTAGGATCGCCAATCCGATTCGTAGCTCCGTTCTCCCTTGCTTCATAATTGGCCGTAATGCGTGCTTCACGCACGGTAAACTTCATCACCTTGCACATTCTATACTTGGAAAACACTTGTTCAATCTGCGCTTTAGCTTGCTTTGCATTGAGCGGCTCCTCTTCTGGCATCTCCATAAAATAAGTTGATATCATCATCAGGCAAGTCCTCCTTCATTTCCATCCGAACTATGGAACACCGTGGGCAGGTATCTTTATTATACCACAAAAAGAGAACAAATGTTCTTATAAATATTAAAAAGAAATCAAAAAGAAACTAGCAAAAAGCAATAAACCAAACATGCGTTCGGTGTTTTATACTATTAACGTGGACATCGTGAGCACAGGGAAATGATCTCTCATCTAGCTTGTTTGGATCGTGGAGTGAAGTTCAGTTGGTAGATTGCGATGTTAGCAAAGGAGGTGATGTGCATTGATTGCGTACCGCAACATCGTCCAGCAATGGATTGTACCTATGGGGGAAGCCCTTAAGCTGCCTGTAGTTAGCATGGATTCGCTGCGCACGAATAACACGCTGCCATTACTCGTCTACGATGTGACAGAGCCTTATATCGATTGCAGCCCACATCCGGTAGATACGGGAACTGGAGATGTAGAGAAGCTTGTGGAGATGGAATGGCAGCTGCTCATTTGCGGTGACGACCGCATGGAAATGGTAGAAGGCTGTCGGGATATGCTGGGCTGGTTGTGGACCGAGGGACTAGAGCATCTGGCGAAGTTATCGGTCTCGATGGTTCGAATTAGCCCTGCGCAATGGAAGACAGATCCTCATGCCGGGCTTGGTCTTCAAGTGAGGCTGCGAATGAAAGATCGCTTTGTGCGTTCTTTTACGTCGATTGACAAGGTTGAATTGACTTCAACAGAAAAAAAGGGAGTGGATGATTAATGACAGTACAAGACGTGCAAGTAACGATCGATTTACAAAAGCCGACAGGACGGTTGTCTTTGGCGACACCATTGATTCTCGGTAAAAAGGCCGGCGGGTTTGCCTATAAAGAGTTCGGTGATCTCGACGCTGTAAAAGTTGAATTTGCAGAAACAACGACCGAATATAAGATGGCGCAAGCGTTGTTTGGTCAGGGAGACCGCTCCCCAAAACGAATTGCCATTACAGCTCATGATGAGACAGAGGAACCTGCTGCACGTCTGCGTGCTGTGCTGGATAATAGCTGGTATTTCCTTCTTTCAGCGGATAACAGTACGACTGTTGTAGAGGCGCTGGCTGAAGTGTTAGAGCAAGAAGACTACCGCTTGTATGTTACTCGTATTGCAGACAAAAACAAGCTGCAAGTGCTTAAAGCCAAGGGGTACACGCGAACGGTCGTATTCTACCATACGGATGCTGCAACTTATCCCGATGCGGCATTGGTAGGTGCGGTTGGCTCTGAGGATGTAGGTTCGGTTACGTGGAAGTTCAAAATTTGCACGGGTATTTCTCCATTGAAGCTGACATCTACTCAACTGCTGGAGGTGCATGACAATGGTGCGATTACATATGTAAATAAACAAGGTGAAGCACGAACATCGGAAGGAAAGACCGTATCTGGCGAGTATATCGACGTTATTATGTCTCGTGATTTTGTACGTGCTCGCATGGAAGCTCAGATTCAAAACTTGCTTAATCAATCCGATAAGATTCCGTATACAAATGCTGGTATTGCCCAAATCGAGAGTGCAGTGGTGAATGTGCTGCATGAAGCCTTTCGTATGGGAATAATCGCGGAGGATGAAAGCGGCGAGCCGTTGTTTGGTACTTCGTTCCTGCTGCGAGATCAGGTGGAGCCAGGAGATCGCGTTAATCGCAATTATAAAGGCGGTTCATTCTGGTTTGAGATTGCAGGTGCCGTGCATCAAGTGCTGGTCAAAGGTGTTATTCGTTTCTAAGTCCGGCATAAGGGCAAAAAGTATTGAGGCTTTATATTAGCAAAAAAAGAGGATGGTGTTTATTCATGATTATGGGTATTTACGATGCAAAAAATGTGTCAGTTATCGTCAATGGCGAATATATTACGGGGTTTGGTGAGAATACATTTGTATCCTGCGAAAAGGATGAGGACATGTCTGTAGCGCATGTTGGTGCACATGGTGAAGTTGCGATCGCTCATAAGAACAATCCACTAGGTACGATCAAATTAACCTTGATGTCCACTTCTCCCTATTTGACCAAGCTTCACCAGTTAGCGCGCGAGAAAAAAATATTTGATATTTGGGTCGTATCCCATAATGAACCGCGCGAACGCATTGGTAGTGCACAAGCGATCATGAAAAAACTTCCGACGGCTGCCTTTGGCTCTGAGTTGGAAGACCGTGAATTTGAAATTCAATTGCTGAAATATACACATACAGTGTAATACCTTTAACACAAGAAGAAAGGGTGAATGTAAATGAGCAAGCAAAAGATCGTCACGATTGATGGAGAAGAATTGGTGCTACAGCATCCAGGAGCGCGTGCTCTAATGCGGCTGTATGATGTCGCGCTAAAGGCCGATGGCGGCTGGAAACTCGAAGCATCGATGGATTTCTTCCTTCAGCATGTCATCGTATCTCCGCGTCTCCATTGGGAGGGGCTTGAAGATAAATCTGATCTTTTGACTCCGTTATGGCTGGAATGTGCACGATTCCTGGGGATGGTTGATACACCCTTGGAATCCGAATCATCCGACGTATAAGCAATCCATCACCCTGAATCCGCTCCGGCAGCTGTTCTGGCAGGTCGTCTTGAACAACCGGGGCGGCGTTTCATATACAGAGGCGAGCAGCATGAGCATTGAGGAACTGTGTGAGGCTGCGGCGGCGATGGAATGGATATACGGGAAAGGAGGGAAATAAACAATGGATGATCGGATTGTTAAAAATACACACCGTGAGCTCCGCACGATGAACGGGAAACTAGACGAGCTTGAATTGACGTTGAATATACTGACGAGTACGATTCGCAATCAGTCAAATTTATTGTTCTCTACAATGAAAATGAAGTCAGCAGCAAGTGCTCACCCACTACAGCCAACTCTGAATACAACTCGTTTGGAACTGGCGTTGGATCGAGTTCAGGTGGCTATGGTTCACCAGGGCGATGCTATGCGGCAATTGTTCGCTTTAAAGTCAGGTGCAGCAAATGTACAAGGTGCCGCTGCCGCCAAGACTTCGGACGATAAGCCGAAGCTGCAACCGTGGGCTGAAAATTTCCAGAAATCTGATTTTGGCAAGACTATCATTAGCAGTAATGAAGTTTTGAAGCCTTTTAAGGAATTGGGGGATACGGTTGTAGCTCTGTTTGAAGGCCCTCAGAAAATTAAAACTTCTATTGATGAGTATCGGAAATGGTTTCAAGGGAAAGGAGGGGAATCCGGCAATAACAACAGTGACAGCAATGGAGGTTGCACTTGTAGCTGTTGTGCTCCTGCTAGTGGTGGAACAGGCGGGAATGGAGGAGGCTCCCCTGATACCCAGAGCGATTCGAGGCGTAGAGATTCACGCCGTGCCCGTGGTCGCCAAGGACGTCAAGATTCAGAACCTACGCAGGAGTCAAGGAGAAGTTCGAATAACGGGGGCAGAAGCAGACGTAATCGACGAAATACCGGTGCGAATCAGCGGAACTCAAGAAGAGGCTCTTCTTCGGGCGGATCTTCCGCACCTCCTCCTGAGCCTAGCACTGGAGCGGGTAGACAAGAGTTAGGACGTGCAGCCCAAGGTGAGGATGGCTCTGGATCACGCACAAGAACAGACAGGCACGGACCAGCGTGGAAATTATCCCATTTGCTGCCGAAAAGCCGGAAAGGCAGAGCAGCTTTAGGCATTGCAGGTGCCGCCGGGGCCATTGGAGCAGGGTATGCCTTATTTGGCGGAAGCAACAAAGAAGGGCAGCAGCCTGACGATGGAAGCAGTCAGCCATCTGCCACGTTAACTAATGTCGCAACTGTCGCTCAATCTTCTATGGATATGGTCCAAGCGGTACAGTCGATGCGTGGAGCGGCTGATGTAACAGCAGGGGCGGCCCAGCAAGCAGCAGCTCCGACAACTGCAAACGCGATTAGAGCTTCTGCTCAATCGGCATCCGCCGCAACAAGAACAGCTTCAGCTGCCAAAAAAGTCGGGTGGTTCGGCAAGTTGCTTAAAGGCGCCAAAGTAGTTAGTAAAGCAACCAAGCTGCTGCGGCTTACACCGGCCGGCTTTTTGGGAGGGCTGGCGCTTGATGCCGGTTTATGGGCGGCTGAGAAGTTTTTGCTCCCAAAAGAGGAAGACCAAGGCAAGGATGAGCTTCAAAAGCTGCCGTCCCCTCAAACGTTAACGAACAACATAAGCAGAGCTGGAACTGCTTCACCATTGGCTGCCACAGCACGAGCACCTATGGTGCCCCAAACAGGCATAGGTCCTGCGACTGCTTCCGCTGCAACAACTTCTTATCGTCCTTATTCTGATATGACAGGCACGGGAGTTCCTGTATCTACGTCGCCGACGTTAAATATGCCACCACCGATACCAGGACGAACAGGGACGATGGATGTAAGTGCAAATAGCAACGTGGTGATGAACCTGAATGTAAATGGGTATGTTGATATGCGGATGATTGATGAAATTAAACGGATTGCGCGCGAGCAATTTGATGCTTCATTCCGCTCGTTTGAACGAAGTATTACAAGTAAGATGCCTAAGCCGCAGGTTGGTCCGGGAGGGGTGACTTCTCATTAAGCAAAAATCAGCACAAAAGTTAAGTCGTTTAGGTGGAATAGATTTATTTGTGACATCAGAAGAGCCGGAGTATGCGGTGCAGGTGAGTAGTCACAGTGTTGAAAAAGGTGGAACGATAACAGATCATATCCAGAAAGATACGGTTAGTCTCCATCTCGAAGGACTATTAATTGGACCTAAAGCAGATCAATATCGGCATCGTTTAGTTAAAGCAATGAACGCAGGAACACTGCTTCAATATTCAGGTCGTAATTTGCTATTAAATTGTGCGATTACAAGCTTGAGAACGGCGCATGACAATTCCATCTCTAATGGGATGAGCTTTTCCATGACGCTCAAGCAAATTCATGTAGTTACGGTTAGCTACAAGAAGCTGCCTCCCAAACGGAAGGTGGTCTTGAAGCCGATAACCCGTGTCGGGCAAAAAAATGCAACGTATCGTCCCAAAACGATTTCACATACAGTCCGTAGAGGACAGACATGGGAGCAAATTGCTGGTTACTATGGCACAAGTTCCTATCAGCTTCGTAGTTGGAACTCACATTTAGATGCTCACGTTCCACCACCAGTAGGCATGATCCTGTCTATAGGGCAAAATGCGAGTGCTAAACAAAAAGCTATGAACCCGAATTTGAAGCATGCGGCACGAACTCACACGGTAGTATATGGTGAGAGTTGGAATTCAATAGCTTCTAGGTATCGTACAAGCCCCGATATATTAAAAGGATTAAATCCTAACATTAATGGCTACACCATACTGAAGTCTGGAATGGTGATCCGTGTTCTATAAATAGCAGTCACTTTTACGACGGTAAAGCTGTTTCTGGGGAAGGAGGAGTGTGTGTGGCAATTGTTGTCATTGATAAGGAGTTGGTTCCTTACTCGTTTGAGATGGACTTAGGTGGTCGTATGTATACGTTTGAAATTCGTTATAACAATAAACATGATTATTTTACAGTGGACTTGCTAATAGGCGAACGTGCGCTTGCATTAGGTGTGAAACTAGTGTGGGGTGTGCCTTTGTTTGAAGCCATTGAGACACCTTTGTTTCCGTTGGAAGAGATTGTACCTTATGGAGATAATCTGAATGAGCATGTAACCTGGGATACGCTTGGGCGATCGGTGCACATTCATTTGGGAGAAGATGATGGAATATTTATATAATCGCCAATGTGAAGTGCTTGTTGGAGGATACAAATTTACGTATCAAGACCTGACCATGCGTGTTGTGGTTGACTTTGATGATGATAAAGAAGCCAACGAATCTACCATTGAGTTATACAATTTATCCAAGCATACACGAGCAAGTCTTCGTAATGGCATGCGTGTCATCGTGAATGCGGGATATGGTCGTACTTTAGGGACGGTACTACAAGGTAATATCGTTGAGATTCGAACGAAGCGCGAGCAGATGGATCAAATTACGACCATTCAAGTGAAAGACGATTTAACTGTATCTGTCTATCATGTGGTGCAATCTTATCGAAAAGGTATAAAGGCAAGTGAAATTATTCGCGATCTACTAAATCAAGCGCAAATTCCTCATGGAGAAATAGCGTTGCCCTCTGATTATACGTATGCCAAAGGTTTTGTTGTAAAAGGCGATCCTGTAGCAGCCATTCGGAGAGCTGCTGCGGCCTGTGGAATTATGACTTATACAAGGCAAGGCAAGCTGCATTTTCAAGCATCGGGCAGTTCTGCCGCCAATCGAACCGCTATTCGTCTAGCTGCAAGCAGTGGTTTGCTTGATAGCCCACAAACTTTTGTAGATGGGGATATAAAGGGGGTTCGGGCAACCTCATTATTAAATCACCGTTTACATGCTGGTGCGCTCGTCTGGTTGGAGAGCGAGGACAATAACGGAGTGTATCAAGTCAGACAAGGTAGACACACCATTTCGGCGGAACAATTTGTTACAGATGTGGATTTAGTGAAGGAGTCCTAGTTTTTAGTTGGTACAGAGAACTGTTTCATAGTCGAGGAAGGAGGAGCACAATGGGGGCCAATCGAGCGGTTGGAGCGTTGGATGCTTGGATGGAGCATAAGCTGTCTGGCACAGTAGGAGCACAAATAGGGACAATTCTTAATATGGAAGCAGGCCGTGCAGACGTGGAATTGGAAGGCGAGATTGGGGCGATTCGCTATCAATTGCCTATGCTAGAGCTTTCGCCTGATGTGATACTTGAGAACGGCAACCGAGTATTGGTTGTATTTACTGAAGCAAACAGTGGTGGCGGCATTATTGTTGGGAAGGTGGCGGCCGAATGAGAACTTGGCAGCTGCTAGATGGGGATATTCAACTGATAGATGGACAAGTGGCTTGGATTGATGGACGGGATGAGCTTGCACAGGCTGTGCGAATCAGATTGGGAACTCGCTTAGGCGAGTATTTTTTTGCCCCAGAAATGGGGTTGGATCATGAAAAGTTGCTCGGAAAGCAAGTTAGTGAAGAAGGAATTCGCGAAGCGATCATGTTATGTCTGGCGGAAGAGTCACGTATTTTATCGATCGATGAAATGGAACTGGAATGGGATGTGAACACCCGTCAGCTTTCAGTTCAGTTGACCCTCACAGGTACGGATGGAGAGGAGGTTACACTTCGATATGCTGAATTCAGCGGGATTGAAACGCAAAACGTATAACGAGATTTATGAAGAGATGGTTAATGAGCTTGGAAAAAGGCTTGGTCAAGATATGAATACATCGGAGTCGTCTCCGCTTGGTATGATGCTCCAAGTATTTGCATGGCACTTGTCAGTGCTGTGGGAAGACGTGGAGCAGGTTTATCATGAGTCGTATATTCAATATGCAACGGGTGTCCAACTGGATGCATTAGCAGTGTTCTACGGATTGCGCCGCAAGTTGGAGCAGCCTGCACACGGCGTGGTGGAACTGAATGGGGTGCCTGGTTATATCGTACAACCTGGTTATCGGGTAGGAACAAAGACAGGCATTTGGTTTACAACGATTGCGCCATGCGCCTTGAATGATCGTGGCAAAGGAACTGCTGCCATCACTGCTGTTATACCTGGCATTATGGGGAATGTCCCTGCTCACTCTATCGTCGAGGCATTTAGTCCTTTGAAAGAAATTACGGGTATTACGAATTTGCGGGAAACTGAGGATGGGCGTGAACAGGAAAATGATGTGGAGTTTCGTGACCGGTTGCGAGCGGCACGGGATGGCAGTCATGCTGCTACTATTGATGCGATCGTTTCTGCACTGCTGCAACTACCAGATGTGAAGTCCGCTGCCGTGCAAGTCAACGACACGATGCAAACAGACGAACAAGGAATACCGCCCAAATCTATCCGTGCTTATGTCTATGGCGGACAGTCCGAACAAATTGCCAAAGCCATCTTTGACAAAAAGGCGGCGGGTATTGGGACGGATGGTAGGGAAAGTGTTGAAGTGAAGGATATTAGTGGTCATCTTCATAAAGTACAGTTTAGCCGCATGACGATGCTGGACGTTCATGTGGAGGTGTCTGTGGCTGCCAATTCTGCATTCCCTGCAAAAGGGCAAGATGAGATTATTACGGCCATAGCTCAATATATTGGTGGCATTGGCGCTGATCAGCAGGATTACACAGGCTTGGCTCAAGGTTCTCGTATCGTATTTAGCCGTCTTTTGACAGCAATACAAAATGTGCCAGGGATAGAGGAAGTAATGGATTTGAAAGTGAAGCTGGGTGATCGTGAGTATGTGTCCGGTAACGTTGATGTTCCGCTCTACCACGTATCAAGGGTGGCACCAGATCGGATTAAGGTGGCGGTGAGCCATGTTTAAGCTAGAACAAGTGATGGGGATGCTGCCGGAATTGGTATCGAGAGAAGGAAGCCATTTCTCCAAGCTTGTTGATGTTTGGCTGGTGCAGATGAACGAGCTAAGTGAGACCATTGCGCGCATTTCTTCGTGGAAGAGTATCGATAATGCAGAGGGCGCTGCACTTGACATGATTGGCGGTAATCTCGGTCAACCTCGTGGTCAAGCGACAGATGAGGTTTACCGCATGCTGCTCCGTTCCAAGCTGGCACGTATGAATGCCAGCGGTAATCTGAACTCTGTCATTGAAGTGTTGGCGTTGGCGTTAAACACGTCACCTGACGAGTTTCGTCTTTCTGAGCGGTACAACGATCTTTTTGAGCCTGAGCCAGCAGCAATTCACGTTAACGAAGTACCTTATGAAAAGTTGAACAGTGTTGGCTTGAGCCCTGGCCAATTTGTGTCGCTTGTTGAGAAGCTGGTTGCAGCTGGCGTTCGTGTTGGCCAGGTTGAGCTAATGGGTACGCTTGCATTAGCTTCATTGTCAGACACACTGGAGTCCAGTGATTACGGCCTGGCCGATGAAGCGATGACTGTTGGCGGCACGCTTGGTGATTTGTATGTGCCGGGGAATGATTATGAGCTACCTATGTGAAGTTAGCGGCTTCACTTCATAGGTTAGATTCGCACACGAAATGAAATTAGAGGTGAACATGTATGGCATATGAAAAGGAACTTCCCGAATGGAAAGCCAAGGGGGTTAAGCCCCCGCAAAGTAAGCTGGACGAAGGTTGGAAGGTTCAGGATAAGCCCCCTGCGGCTTGGCTCAACTGGCAGATGAATGCGACGTATGAAGCGTTGAAGGAGTTGCAGGAGAAGGCTGTTAACAAAAGCGGGGATACATTTACTGGTGAAGTTGTTGTAGGTAATAAATTAAAGGCTAAAGGGATTAATATCACTGAAGGTTATTTTGAAGTGAGTTCTTTGGGATCAGCGTATGGGATTGGCAAATTTCAATCTTTCTATGATGCAAATAATAAGACTTTGCAAATAAATGGACGTGATAGTTCCGATGCGCTTACAACTGTGGACTTGCAGTTAAATGGACGTATGCATGTAAATAGAAGCGGCATCCAACTAGGGATTGGTTTACCAGCGACAGCTAATTTTCATATGGTATCGGATGATGTAGGTGGTCGCCCAACCTTGCGAATTTACAATGGGGACTATGGAGCTGGCACAAGGATGTTTGCTATAGATAATCAAGGGCATGCGATGCTAGGGAATCAGACGAGTCCAAGCAATGTGGAAGGCTGGTCCAGAATATTTGATGTTTATTCCGGAAGTAACGCTCAGATCAAAGTAAGAACAGACTTAATAGATAGTCGTTTTCAGGTGCATGATCAAGGATTTTCTGGAGGTGCTCCAGGGTTACTCATAGGTACGGCTTCTAATCATGATGTGACCTTCCTGGTCGGGAATCAAAATAGGATGAGTATTACTAAAGATGGTTCCCTCAATATAAGTGCGGCTATAAGAATGAATTCAGGTAACACTTGGAAATTTTATGTTGATAATGCAGGGTCTGTGCATTCAAATGCTGGATCTAATGATGGAGGATTACTTCATTATCAGCTCAGAAATAACACCGGCTTACGATGGGGTATTGGTCTAACGGGAAATGAAAATGGTCTCAACAACGGCTCGGATTTCTCTATTTGGTCTTACGATAATAATGAAAATATGATTCATAGACCGTTAATTATTACAAGGAAAAATAGTGCGCTTCTATTCGGCTCTCCCCTTCGCGCAACTCATGTTTACCCTCATGCCCCTGCTAATCATGAAGGGAATGAAGGCGAGATTTGGATTCAATATTAAGGAGTGATCTGATGCCTATCAGCGTTAAGCAGGCCGGAGAATGGAAAGCTGGTAAATTAGTTTATGCTAAAGTGGGAGGAGTTTGGCAGCAGGCTAAACGTATTTTTACGAAAATAGGTGGCATTTGGGTAGGTATTTGGTCAGCCGCTTATTGGACACAAAAGTCTAATTTTCAATATGCCAGAAAACAAGGCCAAGCGGTTGGTGTAAATGGTTATCTATATTATATAGGTGGCAGATATAACAATGATTACAGCGGCAGCGGGACTTACACGAATGAAAGATGGGACCCCAACACAAATACATGGACATATTTAGCTAATTGTTTATACAAGAAAACAGATGGCTGGGTTGCGGCAAGAGGGCAATATATTCATATTGATTCGGGTACAGATGATTACTATACACATGTCATGTATGACACTGTCGGAAATTCATGGCAAACTAAAAATAACATCGTATACGCTCAAGGCCCCTGTGCTGCTCACGCTGGCGATGGTAATACACTCTACATTGCAGGCGGATGGAATGGCGGGAGTTATTATAGTAGTTTTTACAAATGGCAGGACAGTGTGGGTTATTCTACAGGTCTTATGAGCATGCCTTTACAAAGAGCTTGGGCTGCTGGTGGGTTTATCCATAATAAGTTCTATGTTATGGGAGGCGAAATATCGCTTGGACAACTAACTAATCAGTGCCATGTATTTGACCCTAATACTAATGCTTGGACACAAGTAGCGGATTTACCAGAGCAAGTCTCCCAATCCCCGCATTGGGTGTTAAACTCAAAAATGTATGTTATTCAAAATTCAACTAGCAGTAAAACGTTTTGTTATGATCCTACTACAAATGCTTGGATTATAGGACCTATTTGCCCGTCCAATGTGTATTATGCTAGAGGGGCTAGCCTTAATGGAAAAGGATATGTTGTTGGGGGCATACAGCAAGGCACCGGAAACATCACACAAACCTTGTACGAATTAACGATGTAATAAGGGGATGGAAATATGATTTATAAAAATATACAACTTACGTGTAGCGAAACAGAGCTAGATACATTTGTAAGTCAACTTTCTTGCCAGTACAGTGTTCATAAATTTGAGGAACAATATGCAGGTCATTTCATCGAAAATCAATTTGAGGGGCAGGAAGATGCAAGATATTATATTTTGGTTGTTGATAATCGTACTTTTATTCAGCCCTATCTTCCTTTCGTTCAAGGATATCAAAAAATTACAACCGAAAATGCACTTGAAAGTATTGAGCATCATAAAGCGGCTATTGTTGATGATATTATTTTCACACAATTTGCAAAGAAACCCGAGGATCAGATCTTTAAGCTGGAGCAGAAAAATCTGAATACTATGACTGCTTTAGCAAGTGTATATGAAGAAATGCTAGCTTTGAAAAAGGAATTAAATCAGCTATCGACAAAGGGGTGAGAATCGGATGATAGAAAATATGGTTTATATATATGCAGAACTTATATTAGCAGGACGTCGTGACATCGAAAGTGTACCAGAAGAGTTGCAGGATGCTGTAAATTTAATCATTAATGGGAAAAACATAGCACAAATATAAAGTTAATGAGGTGATTTTATGACCTATAATAAGGAAAAGGAAAATTTACAATTCCAATTAAATGTGATTGATGCTTCTTTGTATAGATTATTAGAGGAGCGCAAGCAGGTGAATGTAGCTTTGCTAGTATTCGAACAATTGGAGAAAGAACATCATAATCAATCAGAAGTTGAGTAGTATATTGGAGTTGATTTGTATAGATTTACGCCAAAAAGCCCTCGGCCCACGTCGAGGGCTTTACATTTGAAAGGGGGAACACGGATGGACACGCAGACTCGCATGCTCTCCGATATTCGCGAGCGCATCGTACGCGTCGAGACCAAGCTCGACTCGATGACGGACGTCCGCGAAGTGGCGGACGACGCCAAGGAAGCGGCCCATAAAGCGCTCGAATCTACGCGCTCGGCCCATCATCGTCTTGATCGCATCGACAAGACGATCTTTTGGCTTGCTACGACCGTTGTCGGAGCAGTCATTATGGGACTAATCAAACTTGCTATGGATGGGAGGCCGTAACCAATGGAAGTGATCTCGAATGATATTTTGACACTGGCGGCGCTTGTGGCCGCTTACGTCGGCGTTGCACGAGGCTTTGGCCTCGCTGACAAATGGACACATGTGACGGCGCTATTGGTAGCGGCCGTATTTGTGCTAGTTCCTGTATTTATTCAGCAGAAGCTAGTGCTGATCTCCGTCATTGGCCTGTCTGCAACGGGGGCCTATCAATTTACAAAAAAGAAAGAGGATACCTATGAACATTAAATCGATGCTCCTCCCCGCAGGAGCCCCAAATAAACCAAACCGAAGCATGAAACCTCGTTATATTACGGTCCATAACACCGACAATACAGCGAGAGGTGCGACAGCGGAAGCACACGCGCGTTTTCAGCTTAATGGCAGCGGCGGCGGCATAAGCAAAAGCTGGCACTATACGGTTGATGATCAGGTGATCTATCAACATTTGCAAGATCACGAACAAGGCTGGCATGCCGGAGATGGAGATGGTCCGGGTAACACGTTGTCTATCGGCATCGAAATTTGTATGTACGACGGAATAAATGAGATGCTGGCCTGGCGCAGCGCAGCGGAATTGATCGCCAGCTTGATGATAAAACATAGCATTCCACTGCAAAATATCGTCCCGCACAAGCATTGGAGCGGCAAAGCATGCCCGTCCCGCCTGCTTCCGCATTGGCAAACATTTATGCAGTTGATTCAACGTCAAGCGGAGCAGATGAATAACAGCGATCAACCGGGTTCTAAAGATGCAGGTGCAGAGGCGGTTAAGGTCAAGATTGTATGCAGTGACAATAAAACGCCAGTTATGCTGAACGGTTTGCTCGTTGATGGGCAAGTGTATGTTCCAGCAAGGGCATTGGCTGCTGAAGTTAAAGCGAAGGTGGAATGGGACAACAGCAGCAAGCAGGCGGCGTTAATTTTTGCAAAATGATACTTCTAACTCATACAGATATACGCGAGCAGCTTCAGCGATAAGATCAAAGGAACGTTATTCTGCTGCTACATTGTACCGATGCTGCTTTTGTGCAGCCTGGCCTTTATATTTGGAAAATAGGATTTAGCACGTGTGGTGAAGCTGCTCCAGCAACGCCTTGCACATTATTCCTCCTGTGTTAATCCCCTCTTCTGGTGAACTTATTTTCATTCCACTTACAAATTTAGCTGTGAAAGCCGTCTTGCTGCAAAAAGGGAGCAGGACGGCACTTTAGTGCGTCATATGCCAGTGTGGTCCTATTATACATACATATTTATCCTCTCAATTGTACATCCTATAATAGGAACGGTTTGACGATGGAACGATATGTACAAAAAGTTAAAGTTGCATCCTTTCAACTTTTATTTGCCGACCCAACAAAACAAAAGGGCTGCAACACCTTTAAAAGGGCTCAACACTGTTTCTATAGACCCACTCATGTTTCATTTGTTAACATCAATGTATCGGAAACTTCTGTTGCCGGAAAGGAAAAACAGGGAGGGGCACAATGTGGTGGACGTGTACGCAGAAATGAAGCAAGGAGAAAAAGGGGCGTGGCTCAGTATTATAGCTTATGTCGCGCTTTCATTGACGAAGCTAGGCTTCGGATTCTCCTTTCATTCGGCTGCGCTTCAAGCGGACGGTTGGAACAACTTAACTGACATCGTTGCGTCAGTTGCGGTACTTATTGGACTGCGGATTTCGCAGAAGCCGCCTGATCACGATCATCCATATGGGCATTTTAGAGCAGAGACGGTATCAGCACTGATCGCGTCTTTTATTATGGCTACGGTAGGGTTGCAGGTGCTCTATTCGACCTTGATGTCACTTATAGAAGGCCGGGCCGAGACGCCAGACTTGATTACAGCCTGGGTGGCCTTGGGCTGTGCGGTGGTCATGTTCTTTGTATATATGTACAATTACAGGCTGGCGAAGAGAATTAACAACCAGGCTTTAATGGCGGCTGCGCAAGACAACCGTTCTGATGCGATGGTCAGTATCGGTGCCGCTGTAGGAATATTTGGCTCTCAGTTTGGTTTGCCGTGGCTTGATCCGTTGGCTGCACTGACGGTCAGTTTTCTAATTTTAAAGACAGCTTGGGAAATATTCAGAAATGCAACCCATGCGTTGACGGATGGATTCGATGAGAATCAGCTCCAAACAATACGTACGACGATAGAGAAGACACAAGGTGTACGCGTAATCCGAGATGTGAAGGCTCGGCTGCATGGCAATCATGTGCTTGTTGATGTTGTTGTGCAGGTTGATCCAGGGTTAACACTCATCGAGAGCCATGAAATTTGTGATGATGTCGAACGGCGGATGTTAAAAAAGCACAACATTACCAGTGTGCAGGTCCATGTGGAGCCGATGGATGAACCGCAGCCGGAGAAACTTCAGCATATATGA